GGGAAATTTTAAAATGGAATGCTCATGGAGTTAATCCATGGTATCCAGAAAAATACAAAGAAGGAATTCCAGAAAGCATAATTAATAGCAATGCTTTCAAGAATGCAAGTAAATATTTCACTGTCTACAGGGCAAGTGAAATAAAAAAGGAGGATTAATATGCCTACACAATTAAGAACATTAGGAGTTAGAGGGAAAAATGTTCCTACAAAAAGAACAAAGATAGTTCAAGCCAGTGATTTCAATATTGGTGGAATTATAGGTTTTTTTGAAAGGAAATATGACCAAGCGTTTGAAGTAAATAATATTGATAAACAAATTGAAATATTTGGAAACAATATTAATTCAAATTGGTTTGGCCCCGACGTCTGTAAAACATTTTGGGATAATCTTGCTGGAAATAATGCAACTTTACATATTAAATCTCATGTTGGATATACGGGCTCAGCTATTGATGCCGTTGTTGCCAGCAAAACACAACAAGACAGAAATGGAGTACCAGCGGACACATTGAAATTTGAAAGTGCCTATAAAGGAGTCCTTGATTATGGAATTAGCGGAAATAGAACAGCATACAAAATTATAAATGGTGTTCGCTATACAACTAATTGCAATGGTGTTATTGGGACAAGTGCCACTCAAGCTGTTCTTGATTCCGTTATAGGAGTTAAGGTTGGGGACCTTGTTGTATTTTATGCTACGGGTGGAACGCCAACTAATGTGACAAAAAAGATTACCGAAGTTGATGAATCGAATAATATTGTAAAATGGAGCGGGTCCTTTGGTGCTGATGCTTTAGATAATGATGTTGTTGAAGTCCCGGGAATAAAAGTAAAAACTTATAGAAAATCTTTAAATGGAATTGAAACGGAAGTTGAAGTTGAATTAGGAAATTCTTGGTGTACCCTTGAACCAGAGGTTTCACAGTATTACATACAAAACATTCATTCAAATAACCGATGGATTAAAATAACAGATTTAAGCTCGGCTTCATTGCTATTGAATAGTTGGCCAAGTGATACATTAATAACTTATTTAACCAGTGGTGCCGATGGAACAGCTCCTACTACCTCAGCCCATTGGAGTGCGGATTTAACAAAGATGGACGGATTGCCAATTAGATTTTTGGCCAATCCAGAAACTTCCGATGTAAGTATTCAAAAAGCAATTGAAACATATTGTAAAAATAGAAACGATTCACCGATAGCAATTGCAACTTTGGCAATGGATAAAGATGCTGATGAATTAAAAGTTATCGGCTCTTCTTACCAAAGAAGTGATGATGTTTTTCAAGTCAACGTGGCCGATTGGTTAAAGATAGATGATGCATTTAATACAGCCCCGAATGCACCAGACCGTCAAATTCCGAATGTGGGTGCGGTGATGGGTGCTTGGATTAGAACTATCGCAACTCTTGGAATCCATTATATTCCATCAGTATCTCAAATTTCATTATTAGGAATTAATGGAATTGTCAATGACGCTCTTGGTGATTTAGAAGATGAAGACAGAACAGGTTTAGCCGAATATGGAATTAACATAATTCAGTTTGTTTCGGGCTTTGGATATAGAATAAGAAATTTCTTTACGCCTTCCATAGACACCTCATACTTATTTGCTAATGGTATTCTGATGAGAAACTATATCAAAATTAGTGCCGAAGATAGTTTGCAAGCATCAGAAAATACACCGAACAGTTTCAATAGAATTAAAGAAGACAGAGAAGCAATTCGAAATTTCTTATATCGATTATGGTATCGAGGTTCAACAGGAAGTGTTCCTGAAGGTGAATCTTTTGGACAGCAACAAAACGAAGACGGAAGTTTGACAACCCCCGAGGACCATTTTCAAGTTCAAGCGGATGCGATTAATAACCCACAGAGTGAAATCAACTTAGGGCAAAGAACATTAACTACTTATTTCACCTATCCAACACCTGCGGGAAGTATAGAAATTCAAGTTGGGATTTTGTTAAGATAGACTGAAAAAAAGTTAAAGTTTTAATGCATAAAAACTTTAACAAATTTTTCTTAAAAACAGGAGGAAATTTATGCAAAAAAATGATATGGGATTAAAACGTAAATTTTTGTATGATGGAATAGAAATCCCAGGGCTGGTTGAAACATCAGAAATCCGAGATGAAGAAGGGACAATAGAGGTCCCGGGATTTAATCGCAAAGTACCGATTAAAGATGGAGTTAAAATAATGGCGCCTCTTGATTGTGTTTATAAAATTCAAAGAGACACAAATACTATAAAATTTTTCTCTGATTGGTTTTATAAAAATGAATATCATGACATTACCGTCATTGAAACGGACTCCACGGGTGCCGAAGTTAATCGATGGTTATTGCGTGATTGCGAATGTAAATCGATTAATAAAAGGGCGTACAATGCAGCTGGTGTTGAATTCTTTGGTCTCGGAGTATCATTAACGTGTTCCTCTGTACCAGTTCTACTATTAGAATAAAAAATTAAAAGGAGTTTAAAATGAATATTAAATTGCCTACACCATTATCATATAATGGCAATTTGTATGATGAAGTTAATATAAAAGAGTATACAGCAGGTGTCCTTGCTGATACAAAGAAGGAAATCGATTCAGGAAATCCATATAAAGCCTTGCAGATTTTCATATCTGGATGTATTAATTCCATTAATGATGTAAATGAAAAAACTTTAATTAAGATTTTAACTGGTTTTCTTGCCTATAAATCGGCTGAATTATTGGCCATAAAAATAATTACGATGAATGAAAAAGAGGATGGCATTGAAGGGATATATACTTGTCCGAGATGTGGGAATAAAATTGCTTGTGAGATAGATGAAGAAAATGGAATCGATACATCAGACCATTTGAATGAATTGAAGGTCGAATATTCAAAAGATAATGAGCTTATAGAGATAAATCTTAAAAATAAAATAATCATAGAAGACATTAATGAAAATATCATAGATGAAATTTCCTCCATATCTTTACAATACCCAACTTTAAACAATTGCATTTCAGCATGTAATTCTTATGGTGATAAAGATAGCGTTCGGCTTGAATTAAGAATATATGTTGAATCATTAAAATTAGTCAATCAATCAGAAATAGACAATAAATGGAAAAATCGTTTTGGAATGTATGTCATGGAAAGACTATGTAGAAATGATTTAATTACGATAAAGGAAAAATTAAATCAGTATGGTTTAAAAAATGAGATAAAAAAGAAATGTCCAAATTGCGGTAAGAAATTTACGGTGGCACTAAACACTGCAAGTTTTTTCGCTTTAGCACTCCAGTAGATAAAAGAGTATTAACTGGGGTGCTGGGTTCATATTTCTGGCTATATGAATCTATTTCCTTATTGGATTTTTCTTTTTATGAGTTTTTAGATAAATGTATTTTAATAGGATTGGCAACAAAGGGAATGTTTGATTTTTACACATTAAAAGAATTTTCCAACAAGGATTTTGAATATATTTATTTAAAAAGTAAAGACATTGTTATGAAGCTATACGGAAAGAGCGAGGGAAGTAATGGGTAAATCAGATGTATCGTTTTCGTTTGATGCGGAAGGTTTTCAAACTGCTATTAATAATATGACTGCTGGAATAAATAATTTAGAGAAAAAATTTACAGAATATTCAAATAATTCAGCGAAAAATATTTCAAAAGGTGTTGTCAGCGGATTAACTAAATTTTCTCTTTTGGCCACAGGGGCAGTAAAAGCATTTCAGTTTATAGCAAAATCATTATTAAATGTAATCCCGGAAATAGGTGAAGTTTTTAATGTGGCCAGTGGAATAATTATGCGTAATTTCCTTTGGCCATTACGAAAAGCATTATTGCCGATTTTACAGGGAATACTTGATTGGGCCAGAAAAAACAGGAAGACTTTTGCGGAATGGGGCACGGTCCTTGTGAGTGTTTTTAGAACAGTAAAAACAGTTTTTCAGGGAATTATAAGTTTATTAAGCCCTCTCATTAATGAAATAAAAAAAATATTAAAATCAATTTTCGGTGATACTTCTAAAAGTATAACCGAAACAATCAATGTGGCGTTATTTAAAATATCATCATTCATAATAGGCCTTCAAGCAATATTGCAACCTGTTTTTGATGCCTTGGCTGGAGTGTTTGGAAAAATATTAATAGGAATAAAAAGCTTTGTTGCTGGATTTGTTGAAGGATTTAAGAAGATGTTTACATCTTCTAATTTTGATTTTAAGCTCATGGAGTCTTTAGTAAACTTATTATCTAAACTGTCTATTTTGCTTGAAAAATTAACGCCAGCATTAAAGATATTTGGCGAGATTTTAGGCGTTGTTGTTGCAGGTTCTTTAAGAATAGTTATTGATTTATTAACAGAGACAATTAATTTAATCAGTGATTTATTTGAAATATTGGCCAATCCCGATAAGTGGAAATCGATATTAACGTCCATGGGAAAAAGAATGCTTGCTCTTGGATTCCAACAAACTAAAACTTTTGCGGATATGGGTAAAGGATTAGCAGGAGCCTTCAAGAGTCCAGAATTAAAAAAAGCTCAAGATGTTATCATAACAAAGAAGGGCGAAATTATACAGACTTCACCCGAAGACAATATTGTTGCTTCAAAGAGTATGGGAAAATCCATTAAGTTAGAGATTAATATGGGACAAATTAATTTAAACGTCACGGAAGGTTCAGCAAAGCAGGCCGGAGTGAATTACATTGATGGAATGAAAAGACAAATAAGAAATATTTTATTAAATGAAATCGTTTTAGAAGGTGGTATATAAATGCCGAATTTTAAACTTCCTTATAGCAATGTCTCATTGCCTTGGTTTATTTTTGATATTATGAATTTTCAACTCATAACAACTCCGACAATACCATTAGGGGATATTACGGATAGTAAGGAAATAGTTTTATCCGAAACACCAATACCTGGGCTTTCGTTTAATCCTATTAATAGTGGAGGCATGGGAAACAGAAAAATAACTTTTACATTACCATTAATAAAAAGGAATAATGTTGTTGGCAATGTATTGCTCTTGAAACAATTTGACAATCTACGAAATCAAGCTTTTGGTTTAAAAATATCTAATATATATTCTAAACAAAGTCAATTCACGCCAAATCCTAAAGTTTTATATTATTGGGGTGCCGGTAATGGTGTGCCACTGGAATATTATGTGAAGAGATGCGATTTCAATCATCGTTCGGCTTTTGTAAATAGATACGGGGCAACGCAATATACGGAAATAAATATTGAGCTGTGGCTTGATGAAACAAGTCCTTTATACTACGCCGAAGAATTATTCAGAAAAACCTCATCATATATTGCGATGGTGGAAAGTGCCTATAATTTAAAAAGAGACAATCAACTTGGGAGCAATTTATAATGAGATTCACACAGGCTGATATTATTATTTTTACAGACCAAAATGGGAAATCGTATTCAATAAGAGATAATTTACCATTGGGAATTTATGATACTGGGGATTCCCTTAAGGTTTTGAAAGATGACAAGCTTGATGAAATTATAAGCAGACCAGAATATTATGGGGATGGGAATGAAGATTTATTATATGCCTTAGTAGATAATAATGCAGAAATTTTAGTTGAAAATAATTTTGAGTTAACTAATATAAAAGAATTAAAGATACCAATAATAACAACAACGTAGGCACAATAAATGGAAATTTCATTTAATAACGATACTTATTTTTTTAATATGGAAAGTCAACAATTAAAATTAGATAAATCCATAAACAAATTAATATCTAATGATATAATATCTTTTTCAATTACAGAGGAGCTTGGGAAAATAGTGACGGGAAATTTATCTATTCGTGATGTAAATAATATTTATTCAAGAATATTTAGAAATGGCATGAAATTTAGAATAACTTATGGGTACAAAGATTGGAATCAACTTTTCAATAAATTATCAATTAAAAACAGTTCCGGGAAGCGACAAGGAATAGATTGTGTTGCCATGACCCCATCAGGTTCAGGTTCTGAAAGTGGGGAAGTTGTGTATAATATTACATTTTATGGATTGGAATTATTGAAGACGGGGAAAAACAAGATATACGAAAGCGGGAAATTGGGTGATATAATTTCAATATTAATGGATGACCTTCAAGTTGAAAAAAAAATAATCAACTTTACGGCTCAGAATACAAAAATAACACAGGAAAATCCTGTAAGGCAGATTGAATCACCTTTCAAATTACTTAAAATTTTATCCATAAAAAATAAATGCCTTTTTCAGTTAGGCAATGATGACACAGGTAAAAAAATTGGAATTTTTATTGACAATGCAAAAGTTGTATCTTCCGATGCGAAAGATTATCTTAAAAAGGTTATTAAAAGCGGTGATGCTAAAGAACTTTATTATAACTATCAAGATAAATCTAATGTAAAAAGCTATACTTGGCAACACCATATTGGGGAAAGCGGTCAAGGGGATAATGTTCGTTTGCAATATATCGGTGGAAAATACATTCTGACCCAATATGTGGCTGAAACCGAAAAAATTCAGACCTATGAATTAGTCCCGGAAAGGATAAAACAAAAGTATGGCGAGAAAACAAATTTTTCTGAAAAATTAAGTCTCATGTTAAATTATTTATCTCAAGAAAATTTTGAAAGTGTTAAATGGGCATTTAAGCCGATAAATGAAACAACGGCCCCGCAGGGTGTTGGTTTTACAATTAATGTGGCTATGCAAGGGGACCCAAGCTTAACCGTTATGCAACAAATATATTTTAAAAGTGGATTTGCTGCACCTTTAACACAAAACCAAAAATTTATAAAAATATTAGAATTTTTTATCAAGAAGGCCACGCATGTTATATCAAAAGCTGGATATACAACGGATTTAGAAATATGCGATGTCTATAATTTAACGGGAACATTTTTGAAGGTACAAAAGGGAGATTACTTTTAGATGATATTAAAAGAAATTAAAGAAGTAGTTATAAGAATCATTCAAGATGAATTAATATGGTATAAGCATTATATTGGAAAAGTATTAAATCTTAATGACCCGAAGAAAAAAGGCAGAATACTTGTTGGGATATTGGACCTTGGATGCTTTACGGCCGATATTGGTTTTTGGTGTTGGCCAAGAGATAAGAATGGAATTATAACTCCAAAGGTTAATGATTGGGTTGAGGTTTATTTTATGAATGGCAATAGGGATATGCCAGTTTATTTAGGGATTGCATCAGAAATGGCCAACATGTTGCCAAAGAACTATGATGGTAAAAGCACAACACAGATTATTTTTGAAAGCAATAACAAAAATTTTTTTGTAAAATATGATGAAGAAAAAATTAAAATTTCCATAGAACATAAAAAATTTCATATTAATTATGATGGAAATAAGGATGAATTAGAAATTGGAAGTAATACATTTTTATCGGCTGCCAGAAAGGGTGATAAAATTAAATCCAATTCCGTTTTAGATAATGCTTTCTTTACTTTTTTATCAACACATACCCATTCAGGCGTGACCACAGGACCTGGAATATCGGGGCCTCCATCAACACCTCCAGCTCCAACATCTTTAGACGGGGATATTGATGAAGGAAGTGAGCAAGTTAAAATAGGAGATAAATAATAATGCATGAATATTCACAATTATCGGACTTTGACATAATTTTATATTACGGTGAGAATGATTTAGATTTAGAAATTCAGAGTGAAATTTTGGCAGGCTTAATACAACCTAAAAGAACATTATTTTATAACAGGTCGGAAGGTTGTGGAATAGCTGAAAGAGAAAATTTCCCGAATAGTTTATCAATGCAAATTGCAGTTAGATATGCAGTGGCAAGTTGGGCTTCTTTAAGAAATACTTATGTGACGGATGGAACTATCGGACCTGATAGAAGGGCGGTGATAAGTCAAAATTCTGTATCGTTTGAAAATGAAATAAAAGGGAAAGGGGAATTAAATATAACGGTTTTATATATTCCTTTAAAGGATGCTCAAAGTTTTAATACGATAAGCATACCAATAGGGAAATAGCTGGAGGCATATAATGAATAATCCAATACAATATACTTCGAGAGATTTTCAAAGTATACTTAATGATATTAATTCTGACGATGAACTTGCCATAAAACCGAATTGGTGGAAAAGACTATGGGCGGGAATAGGTGATGTATTAAGCACATGGCTCAATGCAATAGTAAACAATCTATATTTAAGAACAGCTTTTACCCGTAATGCTGTAATGGATTTATGTGCATTAATAGATTATGACTTATCGCCACAATCGACCAGTAGTGGTAAATGTTTGTTTTTCGCACGAACAGATTTAGGAACTGGAATATTCCCTTTCACTGTTTCCAAAGACGATTTAAAGGCAAGGTCAACAGGTGGATTAACTTCGAGTTCAAAGATATTTGAGGCAAGAGCTGATGAAACATTTATTTTAGTTAGTGATACGTTTACGTCTACACCTGCTTCAGATATATTAACAGTATCGACTGATTTTGAATATACAGGACATAAATTAAGATTTACCACAACAGGAACATTGCCCGCACCATTACAGATAGATACTGACTATTATGCCGTCTATGTAAATGCAACAACAATAAGATTAGCAGAAAGTTTGGATGATGCCTTCGCCAATAACTATATTGATATAACAGACGCAGGTACAGGCACACATACTCTTAATGTTTTTTCCAAAGTAGTAGATATGTATCAGCAGGATTCAGTGGCGGAAAATGTTGTAATAGGAACGAGCAACGGAACAACGGAATGGCAGGAATTTATTTTACCTGATGAATTGATATTAAAAGACACGTTGATAATTACAATTAATTCAGTCAACTGGACTAAGGTCGATACATTGGTGAATAGTATTTCAACTGACACTCATTATAAAGTTATACCAAAGGCAAACAATCAAATGGCCATTCGATTTGGAAATGGTATTTACGGAGCTATCCCAGGAGCATTTGATATTATAGCTACATATTCTATTGGCGGTGGAATATTAAGTAATGTAAGTAGTTATAATAAAATCATTAGCTATTCTGGTGGCGATTCGAATATTTCCGATGTTTCCAATCCTACTACATTTACAGGTGGAACGGATGCAGAATCTATCAACAATGCAAAAATTCTCGCACCTTTACTTTTGAAATCCAGAGACCGTTTTGTGACGGCTATAGATGGTGAAACTTTAGCATTAAAATACGGCGGACTTTCTCTTGTAAAGGTGCTTAAAAATTTTTATGGTGTATTGAGTTGTAAAGTTGTCGGCATAGCTAATGGTGGTGGAAATCCATCATCATCATTGAGAAATGATATACAACAATATCTTATAGACAGGACTATATTAGAAAGTATCGATGTAAGATTTGAAGCAAGTACCATAACTGCAATAAATGTTATTAGTGCCACCAAGATTAAATCTGGCTATTCTTATACTAATGTTGAACCTTTTTTTAGATTAGCCTATAGATTATTCTTAACAGAAACAGGAACAGAGATACAGAATATTTATAATTCTACAGGAATAGCAGATTCAGTATCTTTAATTAATTCAATATTTGGAACATCATTCGGAACGGCAGATTATAATCAAATTAAAAAATTGATAGAAAATTTAACACCACGAAATTTTGGCGATTCGATTGAAGAATCTGATGTTTATGCTTATGTTGGAGCATTTGTGGATGGAATAGACTATATGACTATAACGACTTTTAATGGTGGCTTTCCAGTAGCATTGGCAACTGATGAAATAACGACAGTAGGAACATTAACATTAACGGAAATACCATGATACCATTACCGTTTATAAGGCAGATACCAAAAATATTTCAGTCTGATTATTTCGCACAGAAGATAGCAAATAAAGCCGATATACATTTAAATGATTGGAAAAAGGATGTTTTGGATTTAAATAAAATTTATCGTTCTGATGAAATGAATTCAATATTATTGGATGAACTCGGATATTTCTTAAATGCCAATCTATTAAATGTTGATTCTGAACTGGATAAAAGAAAAAAGATACAAAAAACAATTTATGTTCATAAAAATAGATGTTTATGGAAAAATGATGTTAAAATAAGAATTGATAGAATAGCAGGATATGATTCACAAATATATTCAGTTGTTTATGGAGGTTCTCGTGGTAATATAGCAATTAACTGTCATTATGGTATTACAATGCCAGTATTAACAACAGAACAAATTAATATGATAATAGAAGAATTAAAAAATGATGTTGTTCCAGCTTATATGAAAGTTTGGATTGGATATGTAGATGGTTCTTCAACTTACATTGAATATTCAGAGGTTATTTAATGTTACCAATACCTTTTATTAATTATATTCCGAAATTATATGAAGAAAATACAACAGCCATTAGACTTGCGAATAAAACAGATATACATTTAAATGAATGGAAAAAAGATATTTTGAATCTATTACGGATATATCGTCCAGATGAAATAACATCAGATTTTCTTAATGAACTCGGATATTTTTTAAATGCAAATCTGTTAAATTTGGATTCAGAATTAATAAAGAGGTTAAAAATATTAACTGCAATTCAAAAACATAAAATCAGAGGAACATGGAAATATGATGCAAAAATAAGAATAGATGATATTACTGGATATGATGCAAGATTTTTTATACCAGCTGAAACTTCAGAATGGATAATTTATGGTGGAAACGAATCAGCTGAAATGAATTTAAAATATTGGGGGACAATGGGGTTTAATGGAATAGATAATGAATTAGGATTAGATTTATGGATGAGTGGGAATGAATTATGGGCTAAAGGAAATATTCCTATTGATTGTCATTATGGTGTTTATGGTCCTATCTTAACAGCAGACCAAATAAATCAAATTAAATTAGAATTACAGGATGATGTTATACCAGCTTATATGCGTGTTTTATTAGGATATTTATCTATGATAGAATTTTATATAGATATTGGACAGAAAACAAAAGCAATGGCAACTGATGGGACTTATTTATATGTTGGAGAATCAACAGTAGGTTTTAATAATGTTGTAAAGATAAGAATGTTTGATGGAGTTGTGATATCTACGATTGATATAGGAATGCCAGTTTCTTGTTTATGTTATGATGGGACTTATATTTGGGCTGGATGGGAATATGGTTATGGTATTTACAAGAAAATAAAAATTTCTGATGAATCTGTTTCTACAGTAGATTTAAGTTCAATAATGCATTTAGGAGCATTATCAATGGTTTTTGATGGCGAATATATTTGGACTGGCGGTTCTGCTGGAACTTCACCTATAGGAGTATTGAAAATAAAAGTATCAGATAATAGTGGTACACTTGTATCATTACCGAGACCAGTAAGGTCTTTAGGATATGATAATGGCGATTATATTTGGATAGGTTCAAGTTCTAATTTTGGAACTTATGGAAGGGTTTATAAAGTTCATAAGATTAATAATACTTTGGATTATATTTTAGAACCACCAGCTTGGAATAAAGGAATTAATTCATGGATATATTATAATGGCTTTATGTATGCTGGAATTTGTGAACCTTCAAACAATATAGCAAAATTTAATATTATTAATAATAGTTATACATTAATATCTTTAGGAGTTGAAAAGCCATGGATATTAGGAACTGATGGAACATATATTTATTCTGGTGGGACAACAACAACGAATATAACTAAAATGAAAATTTCTGATAATAGCTTAAGTTATAATAATATAAGTCAAAATACGCATACATTAATTTTTAGAAATTTTTCTTTATTCTCTGGAGGGACTGATACTAATAATATCTATT